GCCAAGGCTTACGGCGGCAACCTGGGGGCGCTCAAGAAGCTACTGCCGGGCTTCGATGAGGGCATCATCAAGAGCAAGGATTTCGGAGCAGCTCAGGAGGAACTGGCGCGGCTGACTGGGGGCGCTGCAGCTGCGAACGCCGAGACCGCCGCCGGTCGCTTCAAGAAGTTCCAGATCACGCTGGACGAAACCAAGGAAAGCATCGGATCGGCGCTGCTGCCGGTGTTCGAGGCATTCCTTCCGATCCTGCAGAGCGTCGGCAAGTTCGCCCAAGACAACAGCAAGCTCATCGTCATTCTCGCTGGCGTGTTCGGTGGCCTGGCGACGGCCATCATCGCCGTGAACGCTGCCCTTAAGGTTCTTGGCCTGGTATCACTCCTGACTAATCCCGTGGGCTTGGCCATTGCCGCGGTGGCCGCGCTCGTCGCCGGCATCATCATCCTCTGGAAAAAGTCGGAGACCTTCCGCGACATAGTTACCGGCGCCTGGGAAGCAGTGCTTACCGTGGTGCAGAAGGTGTGGGACTTTTTCAAGGGCCCGCTCAAGGCTGCCTTCGACGTCATCGAGGGCGTCATCAAGACGGTGGCGGCCCTGGTGCGCGGAGATTTTTCCGGCGTATGGGACGGGCTGAAGCAGGTTGTCGGCGGTGTGCTCGATTACCTCAAGGCGCTGTTTGTTGACTTCCCGCTCAAGCTGGCCGGCGCATTATTGAATATTGGCAAGGCAATCGTCACCGACATTGTCAGCGGCGTCGTGGATCTGGCCGGGAACATCTGGAACAAGATCAGCGAGATGCCAGGTGCGCTGTTGAATAAGGCCGCAGGCTGGCTCCAAGGGCTTGGCAACATTGGTGGGAAGGTCATTGACTGGATCGTTGGTGGCGTGAGCGGTTTGGCTCAGGAAATTTGGGACAAGATCAGCGGCTTCCCAACAGCCCTCTGGAACAAGATCAAGGACATCGCCGGAAACATCAAGGAGATCGGCAGCGGGATCGCCGATTGGATTGTCAACGCCTTTACTGAGGGCTTGAAGGGTCTGGGAAGTGCCATCAAGAGCGCAGTTCTCGCTCCGATCCGATGGTTGGCCAACAAGATCGTCAACAACTGGCCGGACATTCCGGGCCTGCCAGGGCCCCCAGGTTGGCTCAAGAGTCTGCAGACTGTCGGCTTGGCTGAGGGCGGCATTGTAGTGAAACCGACCATGGCGCTTGTGGGCGAAGCCGGGCCCGAGGCTGTCGTGCCGCTTCGCCGTGCCAATGAATTCGGTCTTGGCGGCGGCATGACGATCAACGTCGAAGCCGGCCTCATCAGCACGCCTGATCAGATCGGCCAGCAGATCATCGAGGCCATCCAGAAGGCTCAGCGCCGTTCGGGCCCGGTGTTCGCGCCGGCATGAGCCACACGCCTGAGATCCAAGTGCTGGTTGGGTTCGAGACCACCACCGGGTTCGGCAACCCGTTTCAGCTCGATAACGCCACGTACGGCAAGCTCGATACCGGCACCCTGGGCGGCGTGCAGCTGGTGGATCTGACCAGCATGATCCGCAGCATCAACATCAAGCGGGGCCGCAACCGTGAGCTTGAGCAGTTCAACGCCGGCACCGCGTCAGTGGTGTTCTACGACCCCACGCGCATCCTTGACCCGCTCAACACCGCCAGCTCGTATTACCCGTTCGTAGGCCCGCGCAATCCCATCGAGGTTTATGCCGATGGCGTAGACATTTTCTGCGGCGTCGTGACCGATTGGAATATTGACTACGGAGTCGCAGCCAACGCCACTGACACTGTTGCCAGGTGCGCTGACGCCTTCACAGTGCTGGCTAACCAGGCAATGGACGATTGGACGCCGACCGCCCAAGCATCCGGCGCCCGCGTCAATGCCGTCTTGGATCGTTCGGAAGTCCGCTACCAGGGCCCGCGGTCAATTGACACCGGCAGCTCCACGCTTGGCGCATATGCCGTTGCGGCCGGTACCAACGTCCTCACGTACCTGCAGACGGTCATGGCATCGGAACAGGGCTACCTGTTCATCGCCGCCGATGGGACCCTTACGTTCCGTGGTCGAGCAACGGCGCTGAACGCCACGCCCACCATCACGTTCAAGGATGATGGCACCGGGGTTCGGTATCAGAGCTTGACCAACGCCTACGGCGACGAACTGCTCTACAACTACATTCAGACTCAATCGCCTGCCGGCGCAGTGCAGATCAACTCCAATGCAACGTCCATTGCGCTGTACCAGGCGCAGCAGTATTCCAAGCTCGATCTGCTCAACAGCACCACGGCTGAGGTTGACGCCCTGGGCGAATACCTGCTTGGCCGCTACAAAGATCCTCAGCTTCGTTTTACAGGCGTACAGGTGCAGCTGGCCGGCCTCTCCGCCGCCGACCAAGCCAGCGTGCTGGGAAATGATCTCACTGACATTGTGAGCGTGCTCAAGACGTTCGGCACCGGGACGCCGGCCACAGTCACCCAAACGCTCATTACGTCCGGCGTGGAGCATTCAATAACGCCTGCATCACATACGGTGCGTTTCACGTTCGAAAGCACTGATGGAAACTCATACCTTACGCTGGATTCCGCCATCTTTGGAAAGCTTGACGAAAATCTGCTCGCTTTCTGACCTATTGCCTGGAGGTAACTCATGGGCGCAGTGACACCGGCAGCATTTCCTACCTCCGGCACGATCCTGACGGCTGCGGAGTACAACAAGCTCCCGCGCGGCGTGGTGTATTACAACTTGGTCACCGCCAACCAAAACGGGATCAGCACCGTGGCTGACATCACCAGCATGACGGCGGCGACCTGGACGGCCACAAGCACGCGCACCTACCGCACGACCGTTTACCTTCCTTACGTACAGCAAAAGACATCGGCCGGAACCGTGGTCGCCCGCATCACTGACGCATCCAACGTGGACAAGCAGCAATGGAATGGCACGATGGCCACAAGCGATTTCTTTGCCGTCGTGATGCAAGTCATCGAAACAGGATTGTCTGGCTCGATCACGCGCAAGGCGCGCATCGCCACAAGCGCCGGAACGATTGACATCACACAGTCATCAACGGCGCCTGGCTTCATCATGGTTGAGGATGTTGGAGCTGCCTGATCATGATGCCCGACGAGACAGCAGCGATCCAATCGCAGCTGCGGGCCGTCGAGGTCGAGCTGGGCGAAGTCGTGCGCCTGCAGCGTGAGGCCAACAAGCGCCTGGGGCGGCTCGAGGGCCGCGTGTTTGAAATCGAGATCTGGCGTGCTCGGCTGCAGGGCGCGGCGGGCGCAAGCAAGGTTGTGTGGATGATCGCCGGCGGCGCGGTCACCGCGTTCATCATCGAGCTCATCAGAAACCTCTAGGGGGGGACCGTGATCAGTAACGGCCAGCAGGCGCTTCGCAAGGCCATGAGCTACCTGGGCGATGAGGAAGGCCCGCCGAACAGGAGCGGCGACCCCATCGTTGACGAGTGCCAGGCCATGTACGGCCTCGCCGGCGTTCCCTGGTGCGCATGCTTCGTCGGCTACGTGATCGCCCACAGCGGGGCAGATGCCAAATACAAGGCAGCCGCCAAGACCGTCGTGCATCCCTCGACCGCCGTGATGGTCGAGAAGGCATCCAAGAAGGGATGGTACGGCGGCGTAAACAAGCACACCAAGCCCGGCGACCTGTTCATCATCAACGGCAAGCACGTTGGGTTCATCAACACCCTCAACGGCGCCTACTTCACCACGGTGGAGGGAAACGCCGCCAATGGCGTGCGGAGCTACACGCGCACCTGGCGCGACGGATGGCAAGTGATCAGCATCCCCGGCGTGGGCCTGCCGGGCCCGGCTGCCGTGGTGGACGGCTACGGGTTCGACGACACGCGCGTCAAAATGTACGGCGGCTGGCCGACGCCGGAACAGCGCGACGCGCAGCTCAAGAAGTTCGCCGCCGCCTACCCCGAGATGTGGACTCAGGCCGTAAGGATCGAGCGCCCGAGCCCTTACGCCTTCCGCGCCGGCCCCGAGGGCACCTGGCGCCACTACACCTTTGGCCCGTGGCTGCACAAGACGGGCAAGGCCAAGCGCGACAAGAAGCAGCAGGCGTGGGAAAAGAAGCATGAGGGCGTGATTGCCCGGCCCTGGAAGCACACCTACAAGGAGTCCTGATGCCGCCTGAGATCGTCCCGCCCAGCGTCACCGTGATCGAGCCGCCGCCCACGGAGCCCACCGACTACGAGCCCGGCAAGGCCGAAAAGGAGTCTGAGTAATGGTGCCGAAAGTAGGACCCAGTACCGTCGCCATGCTCACGGGCGCACTGGTCGTCCTGGCTGCATTCGTGCAGACCTGGGCCGAGGGTTCCCCGAACGTCTGGCTGGCGGCGATCTCAGCAGGACTCACTGCCGCTGTGGGCGTGCTCCGCAGCTGGCAGGCCGTTGCAAGCGATAAGGGAGAGAAGCAGTGACCGGGAGACTCACGACCCTTGTGGTCGGAGTAGGCGTGGCCCTCATGCCCGCCGCCGGCAGCGCCGCACCATGCCAGGCGCACACCGGAGCCGCCAAAAAGGCGTGCATCAAGCAGCTCAAGCGTGACCGCATGGACTGGCCGCCTCGGCCCTCCAACGCTGAAATCATCAAGCGGATCGGGATTGACCAGTGGCGCAAGGCCGAGCGCGTGGCCTACTGCGAGACCGCCGGCAACTGGCAGCACTACCCGAACGGGTCCTACATCGGCGGCTTGGGGATGTTCCGCTCGACCTACGGCATCGGCCAGGCCGAAACGAAATACCGCTGGGTGCATGAGGGAGCGACCAAGGCCGAGCAGATCGCCATCGGTTACGTCGTGGCCCAACGGTATGGTTGGTCTGCCTGGGGTTGCGGCGGCGCCTAACGCCGCACCTGGCGAACGAAAGGGAGAGCATTGGCCAAGTGTCCGTACTGTGGGCATCCCGACCGGCTACACGCCGGCCCCGGCGCCCGCACCGTGACCCCAGGCACCTGCTGTTGCCACCCGCCTGACAACCTCTGCCGCTGCCCAGGGTGGAGGTATTGGCTCAGGGCCGACGAATGGCAACAGGAGCTGCAATTCGAGCAGGACCGCGTGGACCGCGCGTGGGGTAGCTCGATCCATACGCTTTACGAGGAGGGAGACTGATGGACCGCGTAAATCGTTACCTCGCCGGCGCATTGGTGCTGGCTGCCGCGTTCGCGGCGTCTTACCTGCTGTTCTCGACGCTGGCGGCATGGCTCGCCGGGTCGCTGGTCTAGGTGCTCGTCATGGATGCGATGACATTCGACGAGCTCGACGCGATCATTGACGAGGTCAAGGCCCATGCCGATCTGGAATGGCTGCGGGTCGCACGCGACACCGTGACCAGGCTGGCCGCGTCCGGCGCTGACTTCACGGGCGATGATGCTTGGCTGATCCTCGATCAGCTGCCCGTGGCAACCAGCACGCCATCGGCGCTTGGCGCAGTGTTCCGCGATCTGCAGCGCGAGGGCGTAATCGTCAAGACCGGCGAAATGCGAATGAGCAGACGCCGCCAGGCACACCGGATGAAAACGGTATGGAGGGGCGCCGAATGACCGATGAGCCACAGGCCGAGGTCGTGCGCCTGGTCACGCTGACTGACGACGCCCGCCGGCACGCCGCGCTCAAGGCGCTGGCTGACGAATGGTGGGACCCGCCGGCCGAGCTGGTGGACACGCTGCCCGCACGCGGCGGCGTTGAACTGCGCTACCTGTCGCACGCCTGGGTTCGCAAGGCCCTGCAGGATCACGATCCCGACTGGTACTGGGAGCCGATGGGCTATGACAGCCAGGGACAGCCAGTGCTCGAGCGTGACAGCAACGGCAATCCCGTGGGTTTCTGGATCTGGCTGCACGTGCTGGGCACCCGCCGCGCCGGCTACGGCTCAGTCGAGCCGGGCAAGCGTGACGCGATCAAGGAGCTGATCGGTGATGCTCTGAGGAACGCGGCGCAACCTGTATGCGGCGGCGCCCTGTGGACCAAGAGCAAGCCTGAGAAGCAATCTACGGCCCGCCGTGCCCCGGCCAAGGGTAAGACACCCAAGGCCCAGCCTGAGCCCGCTGAGAAGGCTGACAGAGCCCTGGAGCACCTACGCGAGCAGGTTGACCCGCCCGAGCCCGTGCCGCACCACGAGCTGTCAGCCGGCAAGGAAGCATACGACCGACTGGTCGCAGAACATGGGGAGGAGACAGTCAATGGCGCGTTGGCCACGTTTGGCATCGCACGCTTCTCGGAGCTCACGCCGGAGAAGTTGGCAGTGCTCACTGCTTCGCTCAACCAGCGGGCGCGCCTGGTACGTGAGCAGGAAGGACGCGATGCCGGCAGGGCCAAAGAGTGAGGAAGCCTTCCAGCGTCACGTGGTCATGCTGGCGCAGATGTACGGATGGCGGGTCATGCACACCCGGCCAGCGATGGTCGGGGGCAAGTGGATGACGCCGATCCAAGGCGACCCCGGCTTTCCCGATCTCGTCCTGGCGCACCCCGAGCGCGGCATCATCTTCGCCGAGCTCAAGACGGAGACCGGCAAGCTCCGCGCGGCGCAGCGCGATTGGTCTGCCGTGCTGCTGGCCGCCAATGCGGAATGGTATCTGTGGAGACCTGACGATCTTCACGCGATCATGCGGCGCCTGTCGCTGTCGGGCCCGTGATCATCCACGGCCCACGCCCTGAGCGTGACTTCACCATCCTGCCCAACCGCGTGATCCGCGACGACAGCCTCAGCTACCGGGCCCGAGGACTGTTGTGCTACCTGCTC